AGAAGCCATCCAGAAGTCTTGAGGAGATCGAGTTTTGTCAAACCAGGCCTGTTTTTGATGGCAATGAGTGGGTTATGTGTAGAAATCCTTGGTCAGCTATAGCCAAGGATTGCGTCCTTGCGAAGAATCCCGACGGGGTGAACGACAATTACCTCCAGCAATGGATGGGCGCAGTTGGTATGGGTGGTATGTCATTAACCGGTGGCTTGCCTGTGTTCCAATCCTTTTATCGAATGATGCAACGATCAGATCTTAGCGTTCGTAGGGGCCGTAAAGGCAGGTCTGGGAGTCAAGGCCGCGTCAAACGAATTGACGTGAGGGAAATGTTGCCTTGGTATATGCGGAACTTGGGTGGAGGTAAGCGGGTTGAGGGTGTAGTCACCCCGACAGCGCGCTCCAGCTTTTATTTCGCGTTTGGCATCACGCCTGATGAACAGATCGCTCTAGAAGAGTTCTACGATGACCAAAGGGTTAGTTTGTCGTACGGGGAGTGGCATCCCCGTGCGATTTTTCCTAGTGAAGTTTGATTTGTGTTGTGGAGAAAGGTCACCACGTTAAATCCACCCTCTATCCGTGGGATGATGTAGCCACGTTAAATCCACCTCATGGGGCCACTTGGTTAACCAGCCAAAATCATTTGAGATGCTAATACAAACGCCAAGAGACTGCAAGGCTGGGCGTTAGTTCCAAGTGGTGAACAGTCCCCGTTAGTTAGGGGATCCCATACTAACTATTTTCCAAGCTGGCTGATTTTCGTTAATTAGCCGTTAAAACTATTCTTTATGTTCCTAATTCCCATTGTTGCTGGTATAGGTGCTACCGCCGCTGCTGTCGGCTCGATTAAGGATACTAAAACCCCACCTCACTCAGCACTTGAGAACTTAACAATACCCACACGCACTTCAGGAGAAACATTTGTACCTTATCCCAGTGAGCCTGATCTCCCCGCGCCTGAAGCTCCAGCTAGCCTTCCTTTTGGTAGTGTAGTTGCAGATATGGTTAAAGCTAAGGCGTCGAAAGGGGCTGCTGGTGGCACCTCTGGGACTCGTGTTCGTGGTACGCGTATAAGTAAAAAGGTTCGTCGGCCAGCTCGTATGGCCCGTGCGGCTCGTAACCCGTTGTCACAGCCGCCGTCTACTGTGTCTTTGGCTCCCATGAGTGTTGGCAATACTGTTTCTGGTATTCAGAGCCAGGTTGTCAACACGAAGACTGGTGTCATTGTTTATGGTAGAGACTTTTGTTTCTCACCTATTGGCACTTCTGCCATTACTAACTGGACTATGGCTGGTGGTGCTCCACTCACCCCTGCTGCATTTGTTGATTCTTGCCTTCGGCAATTTCAACAGATGTATAATAAGTTCAGGTTTCGTGCGTTTCGTGCTCATTACATCACTAGCTCTCCTACGTCAGCTAGTGGTGATGTTATGTTCTACTATGGTAAGAATAGGGAGTCAGTCTTTCTTAATCAGACTAGCTCCAATTTGCTGCCATTTGTTATTTCTGATCCTAACACTAAAATTGGCCCTCAATGGCAGAATTTGTCTTGCGACTTTTCTGTTACTGGTGATTGGAAGAGTACTGACTACGGCATGGATACCGATATTTCGGAGTATGCCGATGGTGAGTTATTTCTTCTCACTAAGACTAATACTGTGGATGCTCCTGGTTATGTTATGTTTGATTACGCAG